GACGATCGCCTTGTCGGAGTCGAGCATCGGCGTCGTGGCCGCCGGCAGGAGCGCAGGGTCGTAGTCCTGGATCAGCTCCTGGACCTGCTGCGTGAGGTCGCGCACGAAGCCCTGCGTCGGAGCGATGCTGTACGGCTGGCCTGTCTGCGTAGTGCCGAGGTAGTTCTCGGCGAGTGTGATCGAGGTGTCGGAGTTGACGCTCAGGATCTCGTACACGCCGCGGTCTGGCCCGCGGAAGATGTCGCCCTGCTTGACCTGCTGGCGCCAGGCCGTGCCGACACCAACGACAGCGGGTGAGCCGTTGGTGACGCTAGAGGTGCCAATCTTGTACCAGGACATCGGAAACCTCAGCTCTTCGTGTTGACGCTGATCGCCCGGACGAGCGCAGCGCCGAGATCAACGTGCCACCACTTCGTGCGGAAGTCGCTCCGCCCGGGGTGGTCGTGGTGTGTCTTGTGGAGCCACTCGCCGCACGCGGGCAGGACGAGCTCGAGCCACCAGATGTCGCGCGGCGCCAGGTTCTTGTGGCTTGTGACCTGGTGCAGCGCGCCGATCAGGTGAACGCTGCCGAGCGGCATCAGGTAGGCGAACAGGTAGGCCTCTGGCGACGCCCACAGCAAAAGGGCTGTAAACGCCAGCCACAGCCACAAGCCTGTGCGGTGCACGAAGGCCACCACTGGGTCGCCGGCCAGCCTGCGCAGGCCGCGCGTCACCAGCGGCGTGCTGCGGTATCGCTTCCACACAAGGTACGTCCAGTCGGCGATGTGCGGGTCGCGGTCGGTGTCTGAGAAGGCGTGGTGCGCGTTATGCGCTGCAGCCCAGCCGTGAGGGCTGCCGTTGAGCAGTAGCACGCTGTAGAGCGCCATGAAGTTGTGCCAGAAAGGCGTGGTCTTGAACGAGCCGTGCGAGAAGTAGCGGTGCAGCCCGACGGACAGCATCAGCGAGCCGAGCAGGTGAAACGCCGCCCAGGCGAGCAGCCACCACTGGCTCGCGGCGCCTGTCGCGATGAGCCAGACACCCAGCACGACGCCGGCAAGCCCGGCCAGGTGCCCGACAGAGATCATCCACAGAGGTTGTCTACCCACGATCGCCCTCGATCAAGAAGCCGTACACGGCGCCGCGCGCAACGAGCGGGCCGCCGGGCGCAACGAAGGGCCCGACACCGAACTCGCCAAGCGCGCCGGTGCACAGTAGAACTCGCTGCCCGGCCTGCAGCTCTACCAATTCCGCGTCCGCGGCGCGAAGCGGGCTGGCCGCCGGGAGAGCGCCTCGGTTGGCGTGCCAGTTGAAGCACCAGAACTCAAGCCCGTCGGGGGCCGCGATCGTGGTGGTGCCGGCCGGGTGATCGGGTCGGTCGCCGGTGAACATGCCGGGCTCGCGGTCTGGCATCGGGCCGACGGTGTCGTTGGTGACGACACCACGGCCTGCGGTGTAGATCGCCAGGTTCGGCGCGCGCTCTCGCGACACGGCCTGCGTCGAGACCAGGATGAGTCGGCCACCCGGCGGCAGGGTGTGCTTGTGCACGATCCAGCCGAAGGCGCGCACAGGCTCGACGCGCGGCGCATCGCCCGTCGGCAGGCCCTTCCACATGCGGCGCGGCACCGTCATAGGCCCTCCACGCTGTAGATGATGGCCCGGCCGTTGGCTGGCGATGCTGGCGGCCCCGCAACCCAACCAGCCGGCGGGCGCTCCCCGACAAGGGAGATTGTCAGCATTTGTAGCGTGTCAGGGTGGTGCCATGTGGTGCCCCTCATGTCAACAACGCAGCTCCACGCATCGCCAGACCACACCGCCCACTCGCCAGTAGCGCAACTTGGCGGCGGCGACGAAACATGCAGGCTACTGCCCGCATAGTCCCCTGGACTAGTTGGCCTGATCGATGAAACCAGCGCGCCGTCTTCCTTATTGATAAACCAGAGCATTAAGCCACCCTATCAAGAACCCAGCTCAGGCTGGTAATCTGGAACGAAGTGAATTGCGCCCAGTTGGCCAACGGCCTAAGTCGCAGCCGAACAACGATGAATATGGCGCAGCTAGTTCCGCCATACGGGTTGTTAGCCGGGTTGAACGGGGCAACTGTGAACGGAATTGAAGAAGACGTGGACGCCTCAACCTGTACAGCCTCAAGGAACGCACCATCACCAGACGGGCCGCCAACTCTTGCGGCGGAGATATTCCCAACGCGGGCAGTAAAGCTCCTGTTTCGTATGTCAAGAAGATCAGCCCTAAATCCGGTGTCGAACTCCACCAGAGCCTCTTGCGGGAAATACTCAAGCGTTGCTCCGCCGCCCTTGTCGCCACCGCCAAGGAACCTAGAGCCAATGAGCTCTGCTGCCCCAAACCAGGTTCCAGAGGTTTCTTCGTTGGTAAAGAAAGCCTTTCCGTTGGCGTAGATAATTGTGCTCGCGCCTGCACTTGTCGCCTGAATGAACGGCTCGTCTGCGGAGGCGTCAAGGTCAATAAATGCGGAGCTGGACGTGTTTTGAATCACGGCCGATCCAGCGGATCCACCGAGAGTTAAAACGCCGCCGGATATGTTGAGGCCTGGCGCCCGGATGGCGCCGCCGGCGGCAACCTCGAAGAACTGGCCCGACGCCTCTCGCCCGATGCGGATGCCCTGCGGCCCGACGAAGAACCCGCCGCCCGACGTGGGCCAAGACCAGTCGACCGGGGAGAACCCGCCGCCCGCGATGGCGCCGCGCGAGTACAGGCTGTTGATCGCAACGTCGCCGGCCTTCGAGATGGCCCACCCGGCCGTGCCGAAGTTCGTGAAGAACCCCGGTGTCGATGCGCCAGGCAGGGGGCCGGACGGAGGTGTGAAGTTCGACGTGTAACGGGCCACGCCTTGGGTCAGGCGAAAGGTGTCGATGGTCACCACGGGGCACGGCAGGTCTGGCCTGTCCGGCACGCCCAGCAAGGCAAAAGGCTGCGCCGACAGGTCCTGCGCAAGCGCTGCGGCCGACTCGATCAGCACGCCATCGCGGAAGACGCGGACCGTCGTGCCGTCCGAGCACAGCGCGATGTGGTGGTTGGCCCCGCTCGTGAGCGGGATCGTCATCGCCCCGCCGTAGTTGGTGAACGACAGGCTGAGGCCGAACAGCGCTATGTACTGAACCGCGCTGCGAGCCATGAAGTAGCCGTCTCCGTCGCCGCTGTTGCGGCGGATCCTGAACTCCAGGGTGTAGGCGGAGCGCTGGTTGAACGCCGTGCTGGCCGCGTAGATCAGCTGGCTTGAGGTCGTGGAGAGCACGCTCTGCGAGCCAGCCAGCGGGGACGCCGAGGTGAGCGAGTAGCCGGTTGCCGCGACGGGTGAGGCCGCGCTGAGCGACTGGTCGGCCGTCAGCGAGCCGTCGAAGTTGAGCAGCAGGGTGACCGAGCTGTAGCTCGGGTCCGTGCTGGGCGCCGGCGCAACGTACGACCCGTTCCAGTTGTTCGACTGGATCATGTCGTCGATCTTGGCGCTGGTGACCTGCAGGTCCTGGATCTGCGCGCGCTTGGCCCGAACGAGGCCGCCAGAGATCTCGAACGGGGTCTCGAAGGTCGCGCCGTTGAAGACGCGGAAGTAGTCGACGTTGAACGACGCGCCGAGGCTGTTGAACGAGACGTTCGGGTTGGAGACCGATGCGATGCCGGTTCGCTGCGTCGGGCGCGCGGGGTCGCCGAACTCGTAGGTGACCGTGCCGCCGATGTAGAACTCGGACCCAGCGAAGACCGCGCTCTCAAGGTCGACGCTCGCCGTGTACCCGGCTGTGATCTTGTCTGCGGCGATGGACCTGATCTTCGCGGTGCCGATCGTGGCATCTGCGATGAAGGCGCTCTTCATGTAGGTGCCGGGCTGAATCACCACGCCATCGATCGTGGTCGGCGTCGTGATGACGTAGAACGGCGCGCCGTCTGATGCGCCCGGGTTCGTCGCGACCGGCGCGATGAAGAACCTGTCGGCCACCACACCGAACGCGCTGGTCGGCACGCCGTCGACGACCGAGCTGGCCAGGCCGTAGCCGGTGACGTAGCCATTCAGGTCGACCTTGACGGTGTACTGACCGAAGAGGTTGCCAGTCTCTTCGGCTCGAACGAAGGCCTCGCGCTCAAGGGCTGCGTAGGTGTCATTGTTGACCGCCACCAGCGACAGGATGGCCCTAGCCGAGTTCCGCGCGCGGGCCCTGGACTCGAGGGTCGCTGAGAGTGCGGCCTCGGCAGCGGCGTCCTGGCTGGCGATGATCCCCGCGATCGGCTCGGACAGCCCGCGGTACAGGTGCGACTCGCGCAGCGCGCTGTTGAGCACGTCGAGCACCGTCTGCGGGTCGGTCGATGTCGAGCCTGCGGTTCCGGAGGTCGCGTTGTACGGGCCCGCGATGTTGGCCCGGGTGACGAACCGGATCCAGTAGAAGTAGCTCCTGCTCGAGCCAACGCTGTCGGTGTAGAACCGGCTCGCGCTCGTGCCGATCATGACGGCCGAGCCGAGAACATCGGTGTCAGACCGCCACACCTCGGCGTACGCGATGTTGTTCGGCGTGGCCGGCGAGTTCCACTGCAGCACGATCAGGGCGAACGCGCCGGTTGCGGTCAGGCCAACAGGTGCGGGCGGGGGCGTCGTGTCGCCTGGGTTGCCTCCTCCGCCGCCACCACCCCCGCCGCCGCCCAGCAGACTCAGCTGGAAGCCGGAAGCGCTCGACGCATCGCGAACAGTCAGGAAGGCATCGCGTGGGTCTCCGAGCCTGCCCTCGCGAATATCAAGCAGGATCTTGACCGCCTTGGCGACTTCAAGGAGGTTCTCTTCTGTGGGGGCCGGGATGGCCGGCGTCTTCGTCGGCCGGTTGCTCACTGCGCGGCCCTGAGCTCGGCGATCGATGTCGCCATGATGACCTGCGTCACCTCGTTCGCGCCTTCGACCTCGATCTGGAAGTCGCGATACTCAGCACCCGATGGCAGCCGGTAGGCGTCGCGGCCGGTGGCGACAACCGCTCGCAGCAGGTTGCCATCGCCGTAGGCCCGAACGGTGACGGGGTAGGCCTCAGCCCAGATCGAGATGCAGGCCATGTTGACCGGCGCGGCTAAGCGGAAGACGCCGCTTCGCCGAAGCATCGTCAGCGCGCTGCCGCGGTCATGCCGGCGGATGCTGCTGGACTGCGCGAAGTACAGCGTGTCGGTCGAGGCCTCGGTGTACATGGCGTTGATCGCGGCCGCGGAGTTGACGTCGCAGGTCGTCATCTCGACGCCACCCTCCTTCAGGTCGAAGATGAGGATGCCGCGCTCCAGGCCGACCGTCGTGTACGCCAGGTGGTACTTGCCGCTGTGGAAGGCGCCGATCATCGAGCTCGGGTTGTAGGCCTGCCACTGGTCGCGCGTCATGAGCGAGCCGGTGATGACGCCGCCGCCGCCCGGGCCGATGCTCACCACGCCCTCGGTCGATGCGTACAGCGTGCCCTCGCCGGCCGACACGACAGACCGCTTGCTCACGCAGGGCAGCGGCGTCTCGATCCGCTCCGGCGTCATCGCCTGCGGGTCGGCTCCCGTCAGGATGAAGGGGTAGCTCGTGGTCAGGATGGCCGCGCCTTGGCGGAAGACGCCGATGCTGACGATCTGCTCGTCGATCGCCACCTTGTGCGGCCAGGCGTGCGGCAGGTTGGGCTCAGACAGATGGACCGTGTTGCCGACGAACCCGATGCAGGCGCCGTTGGCCAGCACCTTCAGGCCGCGCAGGCCTTGAGGCGGAGGATCCCATCCGATGGTCGGCAGCACCTCGCCGAGGGCGGCCTGCGCCACCGTGTCGACGTACGACGTGTTGGCGATCGGGATCTCCGCGACGAACTGGAACTCTGCGCCGGCGTCGGTGGTCGACGTGCGGTAGATCCGCTTGAGCGTCAGGTTGTACGAGCCGCCCGGGCCGGTCGCCATGCCAGCGAGCGTGACCGAGGCCGTGGGGTCGACCGTGATCAGCGCCGTCGGCTCGGAAGGCGGGCCCTCTTCGCCGTAGAACGAGACGTAGGTGTAGACGTACGCGCGGGTCTCGGCGGTCGGGCCGGAGCCGGGCGTGAAAGTCGTCGTCGGCACGCTGAGTGGCTGCGGCACGCCGAGGTTGTAGCTGCCGCCCGGGTAGCCCGAGACACCGCTGATCAGCAGGTTGTTCGGGCCGTACTTCGGCTGCGAGCCGTCGGTCCAGTAGGCCCGGCCCCAGGCGTCGTTCGGCACGGGCGACTCGATGACGTCGGTGTCGGCGTCGAACTCGAACCACCAGTTGGCCTCGGTGGCGGAGTTCCCGTAGCGAAAGATGGTCTGCGCGTTGACCCGGTTCAGGGCCTGCAGCGCGGTCGTGCCACGCAGCGGGACGAGCGAGCCGCGGCTCAGGCTCGTGTTGCGCGAGAGGACGGCCTCCGCGGGATTGAGGAGGTGCGGCGCCGTCCGAGGGCGCATGCTGCCGAACGCCTTGAGGACGATTGACGGCACATTACACCCCGCCGAACCTGACGGGCCTCACGCGGATGGATCCGGCCACCTTGCCATGCAGGGCTTCGTTCTTCGCGTCGACCATGCCATCGCGGAACTTCTTGTCGCTGATCATGGCGAGCTGCGGGTTGGACCACTTCCTGTCTGGCATCAGCATCAGCTTCGACTTGGCGCCCTCGACGATGGTTTGGTAGTAGCTGCGGCCGAAGCCCTCAGGGAAGGACGTCGCCGAGATGCCGGGCTTCCAGGTGCCATGCACGCGCAGCGCGGCGCCGGCGGCGATGTTGGCCGGCGTCGGGTAGATGGTGAGCGACTCGGGCGCCGACCAGGCGCTGTAGTGCGTCGGCTCGTTCGATTCGTCGCCCTGCCAGTTGGGCAGCACGTCCTGCAGCTGGCCGGGGCTCGACAGCGGCGTCAGCTCGCGGTTGCCTGGGCCCAGGACGAACCGCACGAGGTCCAGATCGAGGCCGGTCGCCTCGGCGACGTTGTAGGTCGCCGTGCCGTTGACGAGCGGGATGGAGGTCGCCACCTCGAAGATGGACTGGCTGAACTCTGCGAGCTCAACCGCGGCGTCGATCACCACCTGGTCGACCATCGCCTCCGGGCAGCCCGGGACGAACGGCAGGATGCGCGAGTACAGATCGGCTGGGGTCATCATCTACCTGCGCGGGTTGGCACGTTCGGCGCCATCGGGAGAGACTGCAGGTTCGGGTTCACGCCGGTGAGGGCGGCGACCTGGGCGTTGATGCTGCCGGTGAAGAGGGCGGCGTAGGTCTGCGCCATCGCGGGGTTTGCGGCCCACTCGGCGTCCTTCATGAAGGCTCGGGCCATCACGTAGTTCATCAGGTCGTCGACGTACTTGTCGTCGATCGAGATGGTCAGCGTTGAGGCGCCGCCGATAGCGTACGTCCCGTCGGCCGCGTGCGGGATCAGCACAGGGTCAGCCAGGATGGCCGCCTCGACCCACCAGTTGGTGGCGGCGGGCAGCGCTGGCGTCACGTAGAAGACCTTCGGGAACCTCGGGTCGAAGACGACGCCACGCACGCCGGTGTACTGGCCAACGGCCGCGGTGTGCCAGGTGGGTGTTGCGGCGTCCAGGATCTCTCGATCCATCGCGCGGATGGGCAGCCCCGGCGTTGTGCCGTTGGCGCCCATGTTGCGGATCAGGGACTGCAGGTAGGTCCCGGCGACGTCGGCCGGGGTCGAGCCGTCTCCCGGCAGGACGTTCGCCGCCAGGATCCGCTCGATCGACTGCCTGCTGCCGGCCGACAGCCGGATGGCATCCACCCTCGCGCTCGATGAGGTGACGTACTTCGCGATGGCGCGCTGGCCATCGTTGGTGGCGTCGACGAGCTCCCTCTGAGTCCACCGAGTGAACTGAGGGGTCTTGTCGGTCAGCAGCGTGCTGACGCGGTCAAGGAACTCTCGGACGAGGGTGGCCCCCATGGCGTCAGGCCGTCGCGGCTTCCTTCACGTCCGTGTCGTGCACGGCGTAGGCGAACCGCGGGGCGTGCGTGAGCGAGGTGTCCATCTTCTCGTTCTGCACGACCTTCTGGGTGATGGCGTTCTCGAGCACGCCGAGCAGCTCGACCGGGATCACCACGGGCTCGCCGCGGGGGACCTGGTAGGCATAGCCGTTCAGGCCGAGGAAGACCGCGTCGTGGCCGCCGTCGGAGTCCGAGGGGTGGATCGTGATGCGGGCCTTCTTGCCGCTCAGCATGACATCGTGGCCGTTGGCCTTGACGGCGCCGCGGGCGATGCCGGCTTGCGCGGCGGGCTTTCCAGCCTGGGGCTGCGCGTTGGAGCGCGGAGCCTCGAGGGTGGAGACTTGACTGTTGCTCATTCTGTGTCCTCACAGGTGCCCATTGCTGGGCGGGTAGAGGTGGCCGAAGCCACCTCAGCTCACATCAGGGACGACCCTCGGGGATGAGGTTGATGTCCCAGAACGTGTTCACCAGGCCGGCTGCGTTCAGCAGCGTGGTGCCCGGGGTGAACGTCGACGCGCCACCGGTCACGACCTTCAGCAGGCCGAACGGGGCGAAGCCGGCCGGCAGGTTCGGGATGCTGCCGTCGCCGACGAAGCTGGTGCCGCTGTTGGCCAGGGCGCCAACGCCCTGCGTCACCGGCGGAACCAGGTTCTGACCCTGGAACGTGCCCTGCACGACGGCGATGGTGCCGGCAGCGTTGACGCCAGCCACGTAGTAGACCGTCTGGCCGTTGGGCTGCACGTAGGCAGCAGCGCCGGCGTTGCCGAAGATGTCGTGCGTGGGGGCCAGCGACTGGGCCGACAGGGCGGCGCGCGAGCGCGTCACGCCGCCGATTTGGCTGACGATGGCGCCCGTGGTCTGCACGGTGGCAGTGGCGCCGCCGGTGGCAGCGAACGTGTGCGCGCTGACGGTTTTGGCGGCGAAGGCAGCCTTGATGGCGCCGTCGAAGATGTCGTCAAGACGAGACATGGTGTTTCCTTTGCAGTGTTTTGGGTGCGACTGAGGGGAGGCTAAGCTCCCCTCTTGTCATCAGGCAGTGGCAGCCACTTCACCGCGAATCATGAACGCGTCGTTCAGGATCACGCAGGTCTGGTAGGCCTTCCAGCTGACGTGGCCACGCTGGGCCAGCGGGTCGCTGTCGCTCGGCTTCGGGTTCACCACCATCGGCGTCAGGGCGTACATGCCCTTCAGCGCGATCGTCGCGAACGCGTCCTTGGCCAGGAACAGCACCGGGTACACATCGGCGCTGGTGCCGCTGCTCGACAGCATCGTGCCGGCCGCGCCGCCCGCGTTGATGAACGGCTCGAAGATCGTGGACGACACGTAGCGCACGTCCTCGACCTTGCCCAGCTCGTTCTCCCACGGCGTCATCGAGCCGTAGCGCTCAGCCGGGGTGAAGCCGGTCAGGCCGCGCACGTCGGCTTCGCAGTCCGGGTGGATCAGCGCGACGTAGCCCGGGGCCACGTTCTCGGTGCCCCAGTTCGGGGTCGAGCGGATGACGCTGGTGATGAAGCGAGCGTTCTGGCGCTTCAGCGCACGAACGGCACGGCGCTGCAGGGTCAGCGAGATGGCGGTGTTCACCGCGCCACGGGTCGCGCCGTTGGCGAAGATCACGTTGGTGCCAGCGCGCAGCACGCCGTAGCGCATCTTCTCGATCATCTGCGCGGCCTGCTCGCCGAGCAGCGTCACGGCTTCCTGCAGCGTCGGGTCCTCGTGGGTGTCGAGGATGACGTCGCTGATGAC